TCGACTAAAACGGGATTAAAAGTCAAATTGAATTGAAGATAATTTCCTACCGTTGCGGCAGTTGTAACCTCGTAAACTTTAATTACGTTAGTGCTATCGTCTCGGATGTCTACGCTAAAGGATGCTGCGTATTCTCTCGGAATTACGTTGAGCGTTTGAGCTAATGCGGAGGTTTTTAAAATTATCATTTAATAGTATAACGCATTTTTGATAAATTTTTATAAAAAACAAGCTAAAAAAAAAGCAGTCCCCCCTCGAAAACTGCCTTCATTAATTAACCAAAACTAAATTTAAGCCGTTGGATCAATCTGAGTTCCTTGAGTTGCCGTTGTTATAAGTGATGGAGTAATAAAAGGAGCTGCTTCGTCCTCGATTCCTTCCATTGTGATTACAAAACCGCTTAAGTCTCCCGCGCTTGCGCCCGTACCGATCGTTCCAGATACCATTTCGCATCCACTTTCAATCCCGCAAACAAACATATTCCCATAATAGTCTTCTACGACTATTTGCGGACGCGCTGCGGCGATCAATTGGATCTCTTGTTGCGTTGCTACATCCAAATAAGTAAACGTAAGATTTAAAGTCTGAGTGTAAAAAGTCGTTCCCGTATCTCTCGACGATGTGATCGCCGTTTCTAAACTTGAAGCTCCTTTCACGTCGTATTTATAGACCGTCGGACTTCCTCCGATTGCGGTTACCGTCCCGTTTTCTTTTGTAATCGCTCCAAGGCCCGTTAGCGTTGCGCCTACCGTGCCATTAAAATCAATAAAGTAGGCCGCCTTTATTCCTCCGAATGCGCTTTTGCATGGGAGTTGTCGACCTTTATTTATAATACATGCCATGTTTTTTTTTGTTTAAAAAAAGGGCAAATTGAGAATATCCCAAAGTGCCCTCTTTAGGTTATAATTTATGAGTATAAAACGCAGTCGGCAGAAATGCCATACTGAACCGCACAAGCGAATCTCATGATCATTCTGACATTTTGGCTTCCGTCTAAGTCGCTCATATCCAGCGTCTTAACTAAATTTTGATCCGAAAGTAACCCGCAGCCGAAATAGAGATTAGACTTCTGAGCAGCTACCGCGTGGTCATCAGGTAAGCCCTGAGCTACAAAGATTTTAACTCCATCAAATGTAAGTGATCCATTGTTCCACCATTGAGTACCTTCGTTATTCACACCGTTAGCTCCAAGGCCCGCAGCAGAAAAACCGCCAAGGGCTCTCACGTAAGCACGAGCCATATTTTGAGAGATATATAGGAACATGTCATCTTTCCCGTACAAAGCACTAGGAATTGCATCAACAAGCTTCCCTAATTCAGCAATTACGTTAGCCGAATCAACTCCGCCCGCAACCGCCGCCACATCAATTACGGCTGCATCAGCCTTCATTAAAGTAGTGAACCCGTTAAATTCTCCCGCTTGTGCGCCTCCTAAATTTCCTTGCCAGATATTGTTTTCAGTAGCTGCCGCAGTTTCTGCCGCTAAGTGAGCGATTAAAAATTCTGCGAAAGTTGGGGGCAATGTGTCAAAGGCTGAATAGCCCATTGAAGCAGATTCCCAATTTGCAATAAACGGCGTCTTGCAAAGTTCCAAATTTATTTGAAATTCCAAGGGCTCGATAATTCGCTCTGTTAATGTTACATTTCCCGCATTCGTAAAGTCACAAGTAGAGTCTCCAATAAGTCCCGTTGTTGCAATTTTTTGAATTACAGATTTATATTTAATATTGGGCATTACTTCGATTCCGCCGTTTTCAATTGTTGATCCCGAAAGAAGAGCCGCCGCGATATATTTGCCTGAGAAAGACCCCGCAAATGTGCTAGTTATTGTTAAAGCCATTATATTAGTTGTTTAAAATTTTTGATAAAACAGAATCCATTGTCGAACGGGTTCTTTTTTGTGAGTATGTTACTGATTGAGTTTGATCTGACGCCGCCTCTGGACTATGCTTAATTGCTTGAGCCGATGGCTTCGAAAGTTCTTCTTTAAGTTTGGACGAATATTCCTCTTTTTTTGCATCCATTTTATCGCCTTTTAAATCGGCAATAGCGTCTTCAAGATTTTGGATCTTAACTTCCATTTCCCTAAATGAGTCTTTCGTGACATAATTTCCTTCGTCTGCCATTTTTTTCTCATCCATGTCATCCGCTAGGTCTTCCGTAGTCTCTTCCTTTTCAGGAACGTCATCGCTTACATCTCTAACGTCTGCAATTACTCCTTCTTCCTCGACGACTAATAGCCGTGAGTCTTCCAGAATATATTCTCCAACGGGTAACGCGATCCTTTCATCGTCTGTAAGGATAAAAACGTCCTTCCCTTTTTCAAACGAATCAGCTTCGACCTCCGTCCCATTCTCAAGCTTCATGGTTTCTAAGGCTGTTTTTTTAGCCTTGATTCCTAGGAGCGTTTTGATTGAATCTAATTGATTTTCTGCTTTCATAATAGTATAACGTATTTTGATTAAAATTTTGTCTTTTAGCCTTGACGGTATATCCCGCCTATGCCCTGATTCATCGTTCCGCCCTTGCAGCATTTACGTGAATACGTGTCTTTGTCACGGCATAGGCAAGCCCGTGAGCTATTCTTCGGGCTTGTTCTGCTTGGGATAATTGTTTTAGTCGTTTGCGCCATTATAGATCTCTTATTTTACCTTCCATTTCTTTTTGCATTCCGAGTAAATCTTGGATTTGCTTTTGCATTTCCTTAACTCTTGGAGGAATATCAACGCCTAGCGTTTTTAATTCCGTCAATAGACGATCAAGCTCATCCTCTGCTCCGCCTAAATCTTGACCAAAATCAAAGCGTAAAATATCATTGGCGAGCGTTCCTTGTTTTCTTGCCTCGTCGTAAGCTTCATCGAAAAATTCAATGCTACCGTAAGCGTTTCCGATATACTCCTCAACATCATCCATTAAGCTCAATTTTATTTTATGGGCTTTTAGACTTGTAATTCTGTTCTCACTTAATTTTGAGAAAATATCGTTTATTGTGTTTTTTGTTGACTTCATTTTGTTATTTATTTAAGAGAATTATTTCCTTTTTTGATTTGTTTTGAGCCATATTTTAAAGCTTCAAGGGCTTGTTTATAATTAGGTATTGAATCAGGAGAGATTCCTAGTTCTTTTGCGGACTTTTTTGCCGTATCAATTCCTTTTGAAACGACCGCCATTTTATCCGATACATCTTGAATATCTACTGCAAGACTATTTCTTACACTTTTAAGCTCTTGAACACTTATATCTATATTTTTGCCAAACGTGTTTATATCTGAATAAAATTTTAAAAAATCCATATTTAAATCAACTCGCTCGCCCTTCAAAATGCTTGTGATTTTGCTCAATAAGATCTCGGCTTCTTTTTCGTCTTTTTTCATTTCTGGTTTAATCGTTTTAAGTTTCTGCATTTTATCAGCGAAATACCCTTCGATAGAAAAGCCGCCTTTTTTCTTTAATTCTGCCCATAATTCATCGGACTCCACTTTGACAGATCCCATCCAAGTGCCGACGGGTAAGTTTAGCCCGTACTTTTTTGACTTATCATGTACCTCATCTTCGATAATCCACGACTCAACCAAGGTTAATCCTTGTAATTGGTCGCGATGTTCTAATGTGGCGTTGTTTTGATTGCCTTTTTTGAGATACATTTGACTTGCTTTCTCGACCGTCTCCTTTGAAAAATATATATAATACTCTCCGTCTTCCGACATTCGATAAATGGGTTTGTTTGGGATCAATAATGCACCCATCAGGATGCGTTTATCCTTTGAAACCTCGGCGAGAATTATGTGTTCAGCTTTTAAGGCGATGAAATCTGCTTCAATTGCGGGATTATCTACGATAGAAATCGCTTCAATACCCGTATTTTCTTGATCTTCGTCAAGGACTAGCTCCACTATTTTCATAATAGTATAACGCAAAACCGTAAAAATTTTGTCTTTATACTTTTACTATGGGAAAATTGGGAAGATTGGAAAGATTAAAACACTATTTGGCACTTGGCATTTGCGGCATTAGTGGCACAAGTGATATGAGTTCGTGCCGTTCGTGCCGTTAGTGCCAGAGGTTATTTATAAAGTTGCTGAATCGACTATATTTCTATCTAAGCTTTGGGCCGTTGTAACATCTCCAGACACTACGTAAGCCTTTACGGGCTCTTGAATTTGAGATCCGATAGCGTCTGCAAGCTGATTTGTTCCCGTTGTTCCAACCACGTTAAAAGCTGCGGGCATTGAAGCATAAGACGGAGCGGGGGGAGTTGACCCTCCTCCAACATCACCTCCTCCTCTTCCATTAAAAGAGGGTAGTTTAGTGCCTTTAATTTCTTTAATAGTTCTATAGCCCGTCGCAATAGCAGAAGCCGCGGCAATCCCTCCCAAAGCAGGCCCAACAACGGGTATGCCCGACAATGAATTAAAAGCAGAGATCGAAGATTGTAACGTGGTAATTGTAGTCGATGCAATGGCGGCCGCCTTTCCCGCTTTTGATTCTTTTCCGAAAATATTAGCTAAATTATCTAGTGTGCCTTTTGCAATATTTAATTTTGCCTCTGCTGACATATCGTCAAGTTCGGCTAGTTTTTGATTTGCCTCTTGTTGATAGGCGAGTAATTCATTACCCGCATCTGCATAAGCTTGCGTCCCCTCTTGATAAAGAGCTTTTTTTGCTTCAAGTCGTTTTGTCTCCTCTGTGATCTCAACCTGAGTTGCTTGTTTCATCGCTTCGATCCTAAGAAATTCTCCTTCAACTCTCTCGGCTGCGAATGTTCTTTGAGCGTTATTCCTTTCCGCTTCTGCGTCTGTATTTCCTTGAGTTAATTCTTGTTGCTCTCTACTTAGGGCCAAGTCATTTGATTGCTGCTCTGATAGTAACCCTTTTACGGTTGCTTGGACTCCCAAAACCTCTGCTTCGGCTTGTAATAAAGCGATCTTATTTTCGTCCGTTGCGTTTTTATCGAATTGCGCTTGAGCAGCATCCTTTATGATGTTTGCTTGTTTAAGCATTTCCTCATTTTGTTGATTTAAAATAAGGAGTAATTTATCATTGGCCTCTTTTCGCTCTGCGATCGTGTTTCGTTCTTCGTCTCTTGTCTGGCGTAATGTTTCCGCTTGCAAATCATAGCTCTCAAGTAGCTTTAAATTTTCAGCCTCTGCCAATTCTGAGGCTTTTTGTAAGGCGACGTTTTGTTTCGCCGTTGCTAAAGCTGATTCGATGTTAATATCCTTAACCGCACCAATAACGGCCGTCGTAATATTTCCAACCTCCTCAATAGCCTCGCCGATATTGTCTTTTATCGCCGTGGCAGACGTAATCATTTCGTCCTTTACCTCGACAAGCTCTCCTTTTGTCAGGTTAATACTTGCGCTTAATGCGTCAATTGTGGCCGTGTCTCCGTCTCCAAAAATAGATTTTTCCCAAGCCAATTGAGACTCTTGAACGGCTAATTTTATCCCAAAAAAAGCAAGCTTAAAAGGAGTGATCGCCAATTTTACGACGTTGGTTAAAACCTTTCCCAGAGCATCAAAAGCACCAGAGGTTTTTGAGGTTTGTTCTACTATCTCAATAATTGTTCCAACAAAATCACTTAAAACAAGAGACACCGTCTCGAAAGCAACCGCCAAAAGATCCACGACTTTTTGATTCTGAGAGAAAACTTCTTTAAGCTTTGAGAAAACAAGCAGAAAAACTCCAACTCCCGCCCTTGAAATTGCCCCGCCTATTTTTTTAATGCCTTTTTCCGTTTCCTCGCTTGTATCTTGTACCGTTTTTAGACCTTCTACGATATCCTTATTTCCCTGATCAATTGTCTTTGTCAGGCTTAAAAGTGCCCCCTCTAATCCTTCAACATTTTTTTCAGCTTTGCCCGTTTTAGCGACTACCTCTACTTCAGCGACTTCCATTTTATCTCCTTTTTAATTTGCTTAAATGCTTTTTTCATGCTTTTTGGAAACTTATTTTTCCCTTGAGCTATTCTTATATTCTCTGTTTCTCCGTTAGCTATTTCTAGCATCTCAATTATTACCTTTATCATACGACGTTCAATAGTTCAAAGTCACT